ACAAAAGTAGCAGCATCTTTAAACGACACCTCTGGTATGTCTACTTTTAGAGTGTCAACATAATCACGCCACTGATCGGTAGTCCCACCTTGAAAAAGCTCTTCCGTTTGTTGAGCTAATCCACCTTTATCGAAGGTTGCTGGAGATGGTTGGGGAGAACCTACGTAGTCAGGCATAAACTCGTTAAATACAGGATCTCGTTCCGCCATTTCTTTTGTGAAATCAAAATCAATATCGTTATACGTAACTCGTCTGATAGCAGCTACATTATTCCAAGTGTACAAGGGATGGTTTTCTCTAATGCTAACCTGTCCACTTTGATTTCCACCTAAAACATTAATGTAACCCCCCATGCCTTGAGAGGTTATTCTATCACCTGCGTAAAAAGTTACGTGATCTGCCTTACCGTCTTGATCGAAATCAAAAACAACTACGTCACCTTCCTTAATACCTTTAGGTTCAACTTCTGTGCCATAGTTTTTAAACTTGTCTGCTCTAAGTCTGTCGTATTTATCTTTTGATTTTAAAGGATCTGCCCCAAGTTCCTCAAGGATATGAGAAACAAAAGCAGCACACCAAGCCTGTGTTGTCGGATCAAAACCCGAATCCCCACCAACAGCACTATCAAAAAAACCTTTTATAGTCTTTTGATGATCAGGATTGCTTTGGTCAAGGCCAGATATTACTCTAGTTGTTTTTGAGTTAGGGTTTGATTTACCTTTTAAAAGGTAGTTAAGTTCCAAAACTTTATCAATGGGACTAAATCTTTTTGGTTTTGGTCTAGCCCTTGGCCTTAGCCCCCCAAGTCCTTCCTTTACAGGTGGGTCGCTGGGGCTAATCCCTGGTCCTTCCGTATCAGAAAGTACAGACTCAACATCCTTTTTTAAGCTATCGTTTAACTTTAACTTGTTTGAATTTTTTGTATCTTCTGCAATAACATCTAAAGCATTGGTTGCATCACTTAGGGGTATGCTCCCCATTGCCCCTCGTGGTCTGGCACTTGAAACGCTACCTATACCAACTTGTTTAGGGTTTCCAAAAACTTCTTCAGTCTGATTTACCATTTACTTCGTCCCTCAGTCTTTTTAATCTACGAAGACAGGCGGCATGTCCCTGTAGCCTGTACACGTCTTCTATAGCTGTAGATTGCTCTATTTGGATGTGGATGCGATTTAGTTTAGAATCCAGTTCTTCTACGAAAGAATCCCAGATGTCTTTATTATTTACTAATAGTTTAAGGCTCATCCTTGCCCTTGCCCTGTGTTGCCTGAGAATCCTGGTTCACCTGGAGTAGGAGCACTACCTGTACCTACCTGACCACCGCCAGAACCTTGTGTGTCCTGTGCTTGTGCCCCTGCAGGTACTGCACCTTGTGGTGCTGCTCCTGGGGGAGCCTGAGGCGGAGCAGGTGGCGGGTTAGCTTCTTGAAACTTCTTGAGGATCTCCGCTTGGATTGCTGCGTCAGTCATTGAGTTTGCTACTTTATCAGGATCAAGGTCCATAGAGTTTGCAATCTCTCTGATAATATAATCCATTTTAGCAAATGGCGCAAGGGCTGGATTTTGTACGACACCTAAAAATTGCATCAGACGTTGGCTACGTACTTCGTTAGCCATCAAAGAGTTAGTACCCTCTGCTTTAACCTCTAAGTCCCCTTTAATATCAGAGTCAAAATCAAACTGCATATTAAAACTAAAGAATGCTTTAGCTAAAGGGCCAAGCAAGTAGTCATCAATGTTCTTTACTACTGTGCGGATAGAACCATTAGCAGCAGACATAAGCATACTAATACCAGATGCCGTTCGCCCCACACCCGAAACGCCAGTTTGACCATGCGCAAAAGAAGGAAACCCAGTACTTTCATCAGCCAAAACCCTAGCCTTATCAAACATTTGCATATTTTCATTAGATACGTTGGGGAACTTGGTTCCGAAAATGCTCTGCCCTGGCGCACCCCCCATTCTCCGTAGTACTTTTCCTGGGTAAATGGAAAGGTCTTGACCAGGAGCCAAGTTAGTTTCGTCTACTTCAATAAGTAAGTTACCAGACAGTGCAGCATTATCTACCGACATCCTCATGAAGCCATTCATGAGTGTTTGAGTGTCATCCATGTTTTCTGCGATACCCACCCCAAAGAAGCTGTAAGGGTTTACTTCGTAAGGGACTGCATAGTATGGAAGAATAGCAGGAGTAAAAGGGTTCATTACAAGACGTAAAACCTGACCATTACAAATCCAGATATTTACAGATACTTGGTCTTTATCTTTTAACTCTTTTGGAATTTCTACGTCATGATCTTTTAAAATGTCTGTGTCTACGTATCCCCAGAACTCAAGGACGTTAAAACGTTCTGATCTAGTTTCTTGATCAGCGTCCTCCATCACCTGTTCCCACCACTCTTTAGAGTAAGACTCTCCTATTTCTATTGCACTATCAATTGAGTTAGATCTAAAGTAAGGTCTGTTCTTTAAAGATCTCATTTGAGAACGAGACATCTTGTGCCGTTCTACTACATACTCTGCTTCGTCCATGTTGTTAGCGTCTGGGTCTGGATAGAAGTTCCAAATACTAACAGAAGAAGTTTGAGGAATAGTTTTGTACATAGGGGAGTAGGAGCCAGCCTCATCCCAATTAGGATACTCTTTATCTAAAGCAAACGGGCCTTTCATAATGCCTGTGCCAAAGAGTGCAGTTTCAAATGCGGTGTTGCGAAGTTGTTTGCTTGCGTTAGACTCTTCTAACTGATCATGGATTTTCTTTTCCATTTTCTTAGCAGCGACCATTGCAGGATGGAAAGTAGGTTGAGATGGGGTAGTCCCCTCTCCCTCTTTAAGGTCGCCCATAACAGGCTCTAGTTTAGACCGCATACCGCCTAAACGTTCCCGTAGGTCTATAATAGTTTCACCAGGCTTTAGCTTGGTTTCATCTTGGTCTAAAGATGGCTTTTCGTTAGCTTTCTTAATCTCTGGATTTGATTCAAAGTGAACAGCTTCTACGATACCATCAGGAAGTTTAGTAGGATTAATGGAGATAGGAAATTTATGTGACCCAAAAAGAACGTCAACAATCTGCCCGTAGGCAGCAAGAACTTTAGTCTTAGTAACCTTTACAAAGACACGAGATTTTTCTGTGGACGTAAACTGTACGTCTGGTCCGTATATACCTCTGTAGTTCTGATATGCTTTTATCCAACGTTGTTCATCTGAGTACCTAGCTTTTTCGGCTGTACTGTACCGCCCCTCAACAAAGCCGACTATAGTCCCGACAGTTGGATCACTTTGTACATCAGAGTCTTCTGTGTCCTCTATGTAAGATGATGTTACCTCATCCATAGACAGATCATCTGATTCAAAAATATCATCTTCTTCCATAGGTATTCCTTAATAACCAAATGTGGGGTCTGAAGCCTGAAAGCCTGTTCTCTGCGCAGCAGGATCAAAATCAAATATGTTGCTTCTTGGTCTTGTCATAACACCATATCTCAAGGCATCATACAAGTGGTCTTCAGAGTTAGTGTCTACATCTTCAGGATTTCTTTTATCTAATGGGATAGAGGGAAGCTGAGATATTAGATTAGTGCAGCTAGAAAATACGACAAGCCTTGGTTCTTCTGTAAACTCATCTACTTGAAGCCTTCTGTGTAACTCGTTCTTACCTGCTACACGAGATCCTTTTGATCTGTCTGAAGGTCTCCAACGACACCCCTTCATAATCATTTGTTCAGCAAGGCTAGGGCCAGTGTCACCACGATTGTGCCAAAGAGAAGAGTCAAGAACTCCGTACCTTACCCTTTCTTCACTTTCAATGTCCAGGATCATGTCAGCCAAATCAGTAGCAATTATCTTAGATACGTATAGCTCTCTGTAGACTATTAGCTGTTCAGATCCTGGAGCAACTGCAAACCAGACTACACCAGTGTAAGATCCATATCCGTAGTCACAAGCTCTAAAGCGAAGCCAATTGCCAGGGATTTCAAAGGGGTCAATTACGTGTATGCGTCTGTTAAACTCTGGGAAGGCAGCGCCTTCATTGATGTCCCAATCCCCTTCAAGCAACTGTCTCCTTTGATGCTCTGGTAGAGATAAAAGGTTTGCTTCATACATTCCATCTTCTGAAAGGTATGGGTTGTCGAAGAGGGTGGCTGGTATAAATTTTCTTTTGAATAGAGGCTCACCCTCTCGACTATGGCCTACAGGCCACTTAATAGTTTCTCCATTCTCATCTGTAGCCCAGAACGGATTATTTGGTGTACCTGGGTCAATAAAGTGCTTTTTAACCCATTGGTGACCTGGGCCACCTGGGTTTGACGTTGCTCTCATGTAGAGAGGCAAGCCACTTGCCTTTGTTGCACGAAGCCTTGAGCGCATATATGACCACGCATAGGGACTAGGCCATTGCGTAAGCTCATCGAAGCCAATCCAGTTAAAGGCTTGACCTTGGTATCTCATCACATCGTCATCACGATCAAGGTAAGACATCCAGAGTGTTGAGCCGTTAGGGGCTACCCAGGTCTTGTCTCTCTCCATAAACTTAATGCCTGGTACAGCTTGAGGATAGAGTTGTTTACTTACAGAAATAAGTTCTCGTAACTCTTCTGTACTCCTACGAACAAGTAGCATTCGTGAATGTGGATTCGAAAAGTATCTAACTGGATCAGCCACCAGCGAATACGACTTACCACCTCCTGCTGCTCCACCATAGAGTACCTCTTGTTCTGTTGCGGCTAAGAACCTAGTTTGTGGTCCTGGATTAGGTTCGAATATTACCTTTTGTTTGACCACAGAAGGGACAACACTCTCCGTCTTTGAGGTTGATGTACTCATCTCCTGTTGAGATAGTTCTGGTGTGCTTGCCACCAAGTCTTTCTTCTTCGATTTTCTGGCTTTTCCTTGCCGCTTCTTTGTATTTCTTGGCATACTGGCGGTAGTTTGAAGAAGCCCTGCGTCTTTTTTCTTCGATTCGGACACGTTTGTATAACCCTACATGTGAGATGTTTCTTCCAGATTGGGCAGATAACCACTGAGCTACCTGCCTTACACTGTACTCTTGAAGAAACTTCTTTGCTTTTTCAAAAAGTTCTAGTTCTTCAGGGATAGGGATCAGAAGCATTTCGTCTTCTTCATCCTGTTTATAACCAAAGGGTACGTGTCTCCCCACTCTGACAACAGGATACCATTCTCCGTTCTCCCCTTGCAACGGTATCTGCCAGTCAACTTTGGTTGGGTGATCTGCTTGTGAAGCTCTCTTACTCATCTTCTTTCGCAGGTAGAATAAATAAAGGCTCTGAAGCTTTTACCTCTACCTTATCCGTTTTAGTAAATCCTGCACGATCTAGAATGTCTTTAGCTGCTAACATCTTCTCTTTTACACCTAGATCTGTGGGATCTGTCATAACAGAGAACATAGTATAAGCAGCTTTAGTAGACGATTGCGCTATAAACTTCTTTGTAATCTCTGCTATCTCGTCTGTCAAGGCATTGACGATGCTGGTTGAAGATACAGCGTCAGCATATCCTGCAAGCTTCTTAGCTTGTACAGGGTCTCCTTTAGCCTCTTCAAAGAGGACATCAAGAAACTTCTGCTGTTTTTCTGTTAGATTTCTCGCCATTGTTTTTCCTACGAATTTCTATAGCTGCTCGTTTATTGGTAGTAATAATAAGGATTTGACCATTCTCACCAAAGACATAGTACCTACTACCTTTCTTGACTAAAGAAGCATATATCCTACAAACCCCATTGCCCCAAACCCTATCAGTAAAGTAAGAGCAGTAACTGTCCACGTTATGATTGCTTCTTGCAACTCTGCCCTACGATACTCTTGCTCTTGTTTCTGTTTACGTATTCTACCCTCAGTGCGTACTAGCTCATCCCAAACTGATGGACCCATCGTCCAACTGATGTAATCCTTCAGTTCTTGGCGCATCTGCTCTGCTTTACGCTTTGCTGCAAACACTTCTATAGCTTCAGCCTCTACAGAACCTCCAATTGATTTCCACCAAGGAGGGTTCTTTATTTTTTTTTCTGCTTGGCCTAGGTCAGACATATGCCCTGCCCACTTTGTAAGCTGGCCTGACATATCCTGAAGATCCCTACCTACGGCAAATCCCTTTTTAAGGGCGTTGAAAGCGAGGCTGGCCCCTGAAATTATAGTAACTGGGTCCACGAGCCTCCTCCCAAAGTCTCATTCACCTATACTTAAGTGTAGATTTTATTTTAAATTAACTTTTTGTGCAATCTCTCCACGAGATATTCCAATATCCTTTAATTCTTTATCTGTCATATTTGTTAAAAGCCAGTAGTCTGCTCTTCGTTGTTGTGCTACAGCTACTGCTTCAAACCAATTGATTAACCAATTCATGTTTATAACTCCTGTTTCATGAGCATACCTTTTGTATGCACAGGAGTTATACCATACTTAGTTATACCACACTACGGACAATAGTGCAACCCCGTTACCCGACTGGAACAAAGGTCTCTGTTACAGTAAGAATAGTATCAATGTGCCCAGCACTTGTTGGGGTTACTTGTATCTTATCACCTGGCTGTAGAACTAGATCAATTTGATTGAAACTAACATAGTCACCAGCATTAAGACTTTTACCTTTTAGGAAATGAGAATTGTAGCTATCAGCTGCAACATACCATTCTACTTCAACAGTATTAGTAGAACTACCCCCATTTACAATATGTATAAAAGTGACCTCTGCCACAGAATTAGCAGGGCAAACATACACGTCTTCTGCAGTTGTACCTGTATTGTGTCCATACACAGACTTAATACGTGCAGGTTTACCTTGCTGAGTGAATGACATTACTTCTTCAATACCTTTTTAACTGTCTTAACTACCCATGCTTCGTTTTCTTCAGTAGTAGGGTCATCTGAAATGTAATGGCCCTTCTTGTCACGAGCACGAACCATCTCCAGTTCGCCCTCCTCTTGCGGAACAGGATCACCCCTTTCTGAAGCTAAGATAAAGAGCATGACTACATCACTCTTGGTGTGCCACTCACCTCTAATCTTTTCAGCGAGGACAGTGCCAATACGATCTACTACTTTACCATTCTCAATTTTCATTACTTACTAACTACCTTTAATTACGAGGGTTGTTTCTTCCAGCACTTTTAGCTTTAGGGCTGCTATTATCAAAGAAAGTTTTACCATCTTTAAATTTTTGATTTCTTAGTTTGTGTTGAGTAGCTGCGACTGTTGTTGCTGGCAGACCAAGGGCACGAGCCTCAGACTTTGAAAGTTTCATGTAAGCTGAACGAGTATTGGCTTTCATCCAAGCCGCACCCTTGAGATCTGCTGGTTTATTAGCTTCAGCTTTCTTTTTATCAGAGAGTAATTTTATTCTTCTTTTTAGTGTTTCGGATTTCCCGTCCCCACGACCACCTTTTACCAGATTTTTAACTTCAATTGGGCTTGGTTTAAAACCAGATACATCTGATCCAGGTCTTGCCTTGGGGCGAAGAGAAGATGAAGGAGTGCCACCAATGTTTTTACCTTTAGCGTTAGCCCAAGCAGTAAGGGCTGAACCCTTAAACTTACCTTTGTTCTTTTTCTTCCAAGCATCTAATTGCTCTTTGGTGACAGCAAGTTTCTTTTTACCGTCTTTACCCATGAAGTACAGTGATCCTGCTTTTCTAGCAGCAGAAACAGATTTGTAGTCTTTATACGAAGCCATTCTATTTAACCCTTATATGATGCGCCGCATTTTGCCATGCCGCCTTTGTTGTATCCCATTTTCTTAGCTACTTTAGGTGCTGCCTTCTTAAGGGCTTTCATACCCGAATTCATTGGTTTCTTTGTAGAACCCCCTGCATTCATACCTGTGTGGTAGCCTTTACCACCACAGTGTGTACACCCTGCGCCCTTACACTTAGGACAAGTTTTCTTAGTACCTTTAGCCATGCCACCCTCTGCTGCTCTAAATTGTTTTACTTTTTTAGCTACGCCTTTTGGCTGTGCTACAAACTGTTTACCTTGTTTATTACCTTTGGACTTGGCTTTATTAGTGGCAGCCTTTTCACTGGCACTTAAAGAATCCCAAGCTTTGTCAGGTAAATATCTTTTCTTACCCTTAGAAGGAGACCCATCGGAGGTTCTCCACTTCTGCTTACCCCAGTCCTTAAGGGATTTCTGTGGCGCTTTCATGACTTATAGCCCCCACCCTTAGCCTTGTACTGCTTAGCTACCATCTGTGCCTTACGTGCTGACCATTGTCCAGGCTTACCGCCTTTAGATCCAGCTTTAACACTAGCTACCAGGTTCTTACGCATTGTTGGTTTGGTGTAGTTACCTGCTGCGTTGACAGTAGACCCTCCTTTAGACAGTCCTGACTTCACTACACCACCTGTAGAGTGGCCTGTGCTGCTTTTTTTAGAGGTCTTTTTCTCTCCTGCCTTTACAGCATTGATCCGTCTTTTGTAAATCTTTCCAGTTTTACCCCAACGAAAACCACCTTTTACTCTTTCTACTGCCACTATACAGACCTTCCTATCTGAAAACAACCAGGAACACTGTAAACACCTCTTTTTCTCATCTCAATGGCTACTGTTTGTGCTGTTGTCTGACAGGCTTCCTCAGTGTTAAAAGATTCTGGACTAGCAGAAACCATACACGATAAGGAAGTCATGTCGTAGCACAAGAGCATTACAGCAACCCACATGACTAGAACAGAGCTTTCATGCCTACGGTGACATTACCAAAGTCCCAGTCACGATCTGAAGAAACTTCAGTGTAAACTGTAACACCGTTGACACCGTACTCTGCGGTGTAGTCCATACCATTGAATACTTTGTCTTCATCTAAACCAAGAATGTCGAACTCTGTCTCTGCAGTCAACACTACACCAAGTGATGTGGTAAAGGCTGCGTATGGTACAGCAGTCCATTCCCACTCTTCAACCCCTGTAGTGTAGTTAATATCAGACTCTGCTCCAACAGAAATAGTTTGACCAAGTACTTCTAAGTCAGCAGCATAGGCTGTCGTTGTAGCAAGCGTGATTGCTGTAGCTAATAATAGTTTATTCATTTTCTAAGATCCTTTTACCCATTTCTTGCTAGGTGATTTTGTTTTAGAGGAAGACCATTTTACTTTGTCAGCCCAGTACGCAGCAGACATTTTACCTTTTGATATGTTCTTCGCGTGTCTGGACTTAAAGGCTTCCCTCTGTCCCGCAGTCTGATTGGTTTTTACACCCTTCTGACCAAACTTAATATATTTATACTTGCCACCTTCAGAGGCCATAACATGATGAGACTTACCGCTGCTATCATTTAGCCGCTGCGGCTTGTTGACCCCCTTGAGGCCAGCTTGTTCCATCTTTGTTTTTACTCGTTCAGGTATAGCCATGTAATAGTAAGGGGGAACATGGGACGTTCACTATCTTACCCCTTTATCCTTTTCTATTTAAATCTGTTATACTTAGGATTATCTTTTCGCCCAAATAATGTTAACACAAAATTTGTGAAACCTCTAACCATTTCTGTAGGTGTGGGTAACAGCCACCCAAGGATAAGGAGTACAATGACCCAAGGGGGGATATTAGTGTTAAATATTTCTAGAGTTTCCACAGATCCTGTCTCAACTTCTTTTACTATCTCTGTTTGTACTACATCTCTGCCAGCGGTAACTTCTTCTGTTTGTTCGACTGACATTACAGCTTGACGGTTCTCTGCCCCTATCTGAGCATTACTGTTTACTGTAGGACCACCGCCTGAAAAGGGGTTAAGTGCTGAAAGCCCACAGCCAGATAAGAACAATACTAGAACAAACCATTTCATTATCGACCCCTTAGGGAATGCTCTATGCTGTCTAACTTATTAAAGATAGCCTTAATGGTATCTCTCATCTCTTTCATTTCTCTGTCATGGTGAATAGCACTAGCATCGTGCATAGCCTTAAGAACAGCGATATCTGTCTCGTTCTTACTAGCTTTAGTGTAAAGCATCCAGACTGCTGCAATGATTGGGGCTACCAGCCACTGCATTACTATGTTAATCATTTCCAACATAGCTACATCAACTCGAAGTGAGGGCCATCAATGAAAGGCCTTCTGCCTTGACTACGCCTCAAGTCTACGTAAGCCATCATAGCATCCTCCGCTGAACCTGGGTAAGATCTAATATCACCCTCTGACCAAGCTGCACCCCACTTGATTGCTACACCAAGTTCCCGTGCTGCCTCTTTCATTGCATCACAGAGATCATCATAGACATTTAGTTCCCATACGCCCTTACCATCTACATAGGCCATAAGATCTACGGCTCTACCCTCCAGGTGTTTGGACTTCATAGTCTGGGATTTACCAGCAGCTACAAGCTTCTCTTGTTCTTCTACAGTTCTCAAACCATAGATTACCCCAAAGTCTACTTTGGTAAGCTCAATAGCACGTTTGACTACCGATACTAAGCTTTCGTCTACTCCATCCATTTTAGAAAGACTGCGATTTGATAGTTTAAAGGACATTATCTTCTACGCCCTCTCATCATTGCTGATCTACGGGATGACATTGGGCTTCGTCTACGCGATGCTGTAGGTCTTGGGGCTGGTGAACGTCTGCTGGATGTAGTAGGCTGCGTAGGTCTGGAAGTAGCTGGTCTAGAAGGAGCACGTGTAGGTCTTGCTGGTGGTGTTCGAGCAGAATTTCTTAATCTTGCCATAGCAGCATTTCTTGAATTTTGTTGTGAAGAAGCAGAACGTACTTTGCGGGTAGGTGCACTCGAAATGTTTCCTCTAGAATCCATTGTTCTTCCAGCCTTAAGTG